GTATTATAAGAATAAACAATGCAAGTGAATATAGATATATTGCGGTTGCACGAAATATGTTAATACGTAATGGTGGGTTTCTTAATTTTGGAGATTATATTTGGTTGGATGCAGGTAAGAAATCTGGAGTTTATCAAGTACGAGATGTAATGAATAGAAGGTTTGTAAATCGCATAGATATTTTAGAAACACCAGGCACCATACCTTACAAGTATAGCGAAGCTTCTATAAGAAGAATAAATATTGCACTATGGAGAAATAGTGATGAGGATTTATATTAATTTTTTATTGTTGTTATTTTTATTTAATGCTTGTGGGTATACCCAACTTAAGTTTAAATTGCCTACTACAGCAGAAGCAGATCAGGTGTCAGATACATATATTGAAAAAAAGAAGATAGCGCGCAATTTTTGGTCTTCTCCAACAGTGGGTAATTTTAATACACAGTCTTATCGAATTTATGATAATTATCGTTATCCTTATATCAATTATGGTTATCCTTATATCAATCATGGTTATAACTCTTATAATTTTCCAAATGGAACTTATCAAATTTATGAGCAGAATCTTAAGATTAATAAATTAACACAAGAATTTGATCAATATAAAAGAAGTAATACTGTGCGAACCGTACAAAAAGTCTCATCTCCTTCAAGTGTTATAAAAAGAAAGAAACAAAAAGCAGCTTGGAACTCCCGTATAAATCCTCGACATCGTAAAAAAGTATCGGCTACGAGAAAAGAGCCAGAGAAAGTTGATGCCTCTAACTAGACAAGAAAGTATTGGACTTGGCATAGGAGTTTTGAATATCTGGGATGAGTATGTAAATGCGCATTCTTTAAGACAACTTAATTTGATTATGGATCAATATGTAGATGATAGAGTGATAGCTTATATTAGAAAAGATTATGATAACACTTTAGGCATTCGCGTTGTTAAATTGGAAGAGTTTCGAGATTTAGGAAAAACCTCAAATATAGTAAGAAATAATACTTGACAAAATGAGAGAAATTGGTTATATTATAGAAAAGGATTTAAGGAGAGAAAATAGGTAAAATGCAGAAAGTTTTGTTTATTGATTTAATGAATATGTTTGTGAGATGTTTCTCCAGTATTCGTTTATCAAATGATGATGGGTTGCATGTGGGTGGCGTGTTTGGGACATTAAATAGTTTGCAATCTCAAATAAGAATGCATTCGCCCGATCTCGTTTCTGTGGTATGGGAAGGCAAAGGATCTTCTGAAAGACGCAGAAAAATTTTAAAAGAGTATAAAGAAGGTAGGAAGTTTCGCGGGCTGAACCGGCAGTTTGAATATTCTCAAGAAGATGAAAAAGAATCATTTGCTCGGCAGTTGATGTTACTTAAAGAGTGTTTAGATGTTTTACCATTCTATCAACCTGCAGTTAAGTATCTTGAGGCAGATGATCAGATAGCTTATTCTTGTAGACAGCTGTTTAAAAATAATTATGAGAAACTTATAGTTTCTACAGACCGGGATTATTTTCAATTGGTGGATAAAGATACAAGTATTTTTAGACCAGTTAAGACTAAAGAAAATCCAAAAGGTGAAATAATTGATCTTAAATGGATGATGAATAAAGAAGAAGTTTATCCTCCTAATTATGCACTTTTAAAAGCCATTGTGGGTGATAAGTCGGATAATATAAAAGGCGTCAGTGGTGTTGGTGAAATAACTGTTAAGAGAGATTTTCCGATTTTGGCTGATGGAGAGGTTGATATAGATGGAATATTAAAATATGCAGAGAATAAAGTTGCAGAGAAGAATCAAAAGTATAAAAAGTACATTGAGAACTCTGGTTTAATAGAAAGAAATTATAAATTGGTGCAACTTTTAGATGTCGATGTGAGTTTGCAGTCAATACAGGCATTGGAAAAATGTTATGAAAATAAAGAAATGAAGTTTAATTCATACAAGTTACGCATTAATCTGTTGAACGAAAACATATCGCCCAACAATATTGATAATTGGGTTTCAATTTTTAATTCGGTTCACCCTGAACCAATAACATTTTAGGAGAGGTTTATATGGCGTATACAAATGTTGATTCTTTTCAGTCATTTGGAACAAATTTTCAGAATTGTGTAATACAAGCAGCGTTAATTGATAGAGAATTTTTTGAAAAGATCTTTGAGATTTTAAAGGAAGAATATTTTACATCAGATGCCCATAATACTATTTGGTTGGAGATAAGAAAGCTTTTTAATAAGTACAACGCACCTCCAACTTATGATATTTTAAAGACAGAAATATCGCAGTATCCTGAAGGTGAGTTAAAAGAGTCAGCAATTAATGTATTGTTGGATATTGAAACAAAAGTAAATCGTCAAGAGATTGAGTATGCAAAAGATAAGTCGTTAGAGTTTTGTAAGAATCAATCAATGAAGGCAGCAATTCTTAAGTCAGTAGAATTGTTACAAGAAGGCAAGTTTGACGAAATACAAAAAACAATTGAAGACAGCTTAAAGATTAGTCATGAGCAGGACATGGGGCAGGATTATTTTGATTCTTTTAAATCAAGAAGAGAACTTCATGCGCGAGAGACAGTTCCAACAGGGTTTCCACTTTTAGATAAGCTTGAAGTGTTAGATGGCGGTTTAGCTCATGGAGAGTTAGGTGTGATGATGGCACCAACTGGCGGTGGAAAATCATTCTTTTTAGTGAATTTGGGTTATGGCGCATTGGCAGCAGGAAAGAATGTTATTCATTATACATTTGAATTGAGTGAAACGCATGTTGGTAATCGTTATGATAGTCGTATTACGGGCGTTCCTATTAAAGAGTTGCGCAGCAGGATGGTAGAAGCAGAAAATAAGTTAGCGCGGTTTAATGGAGGTCAGTTGTTTATTAAAGAATATCCACCGAAGGTTGCAACCATTAATACAATTAAGTTTCATATGGGTAGATTGTTATCAAATGGTTTTAAGCCTGATTTAATTATTATTGATTATGGTGATTTGATGAGAAGCCGCCGTGGATATGATCAGAAACGATTTGAGTTAGAAAGTATTTTTGAAGATCTGCGAGCGTTATCAATGGAATCGAAGTCGCCAATTTGGACAGCTACTCAGTCTAATAGAGAAGGTTTTAATGATGATGTTATTACCATTGATAAAGTTGGTGAGGCGATTAACAAAGCCTTAGTAGCAGATTTCTTTGGGACATTTTCACAGAGAAAGTTTCACATTGGTAAAAACCGTATGGGTCAAGCGAATGTTAATTACAACATTGAAATGAATCCAGCTTGTAGTCTTATTGAATTGAATGAGAATACGTTGCCTGGTGGATTTTCTATGGGTGATAAGGTAAATAAGATGCTTGAACAGAACACGACAGTACAGGGTTTTTATAGACAAGTTAAAGATGAGAGAGTAGAAAAATAGAATGGAAAGGTTGACGATCGCTAGAACTAGAAGATGGGGAAATTCTTCTATTCAAATTAACAATGTGTATTCTGCACTTAGAAGTTCAGTAAGAATGGATGATGTCATTCGTATGGCTAATGATATGATATCTAAAGAACAGCCAATAACGAATGAAGAAATTGAATATGAAGTTTTGTGTTCGCGAGATAATGGAACTACAGAATTTATTCATAGAGTAGAGAAAAAGGGAAAGCGAAGTATCTAATGTCACTGTACGAATATAGATGCGCTCAATGCACGTTTTATTTAGAAGTTGAGAAAAGTATAAAAGAATACGATCGCGGGCAAAAGTATTATTGCCCTGATTGTGATACAGCATTAGATAGAATTTTAACAGCACCAGCCATTCATTTTGGTGCAGGGTTTTTTAAGGATGGATATGAAAGTGCAAAGAATGTAAAGAAATCAACCCCAGATGACGGAGAGTAGTATTGGATATTTCACAGAAAATTTTATCAGAGCTTACAGTTTATATGAAGTATGCGCGTTATCTTCCTATTCAAGAGCGTCGAGAAACTTGGGAGGAAATGATTGTAAGAAATAAGAATATGCATATAGAAAATTTTCCGCAACTGAGTAAAGAAATAGAAAATGCATATAAGTTAGTTTATGATAAGAAGGTTTTACCTTCGATGAGATCTTTGCAGTTTGCAGGTGCTGCAATAAAACAAACACCCTCACGTATTTATAATTGTGCTTATTTG